TTATGGATATTGACAGGTTTACGGTTGACATCTATTTCTTCTTGTCCCTTTTGGTTTTAAATTCTTCAATCTTCCCTTTTTCGTTCATCACTATGGAGCGGACATTGCAATAAAACTGGGTGAAACTCATATATTCGTTCGGGCTGAATCGTCCTCCACCCGTTCCGAAAGGCTCGCAAGCCTCTACGATAGAGATGATCTCCTGAGACCCGGAATCATATTCAGACAGCGGGCAGGTCGTCCACGGATCGGCAAACACCTTTATCCTGACGGGCTTGTATCTGCCCTTGCAGTTCCTGAACTCGGCCAGCCCCTTGTCGTGGCAATAATCGCAATCCCACTGGTCTGAATTTTCATTGTCACGGAGCCATTCAATTACCTGAACGGCCCTTCTTAGTTTTTTTCCTCTTCCTCTGTGACCTGCCCGGTGATCTCCTTTACAAGCTCCGCTATGACCTCTTCGTTGAGGTATTGTATGGCCTCTTTGGAATATTCCAGCGGCTCGTCCATCTCATCCGAAATATTGTCCCACCCGGTCAGATGCTTCTCCAGTACCTTGATATTTACCTGGTAATTCTGTAGAAGCGACTGCCAGAAATCGGCTGTGATCTCCACGTTTTGTTCGGCGGACGGGACTTTGATGTTGGAATCGGCAAGAAGCTGAAGGTATTGCTCCTTCGGCATGGACTTGATTTTGAATGCGGGCGGGTTAGATTTCCCCCTGTAATCGATCAGGGTATATGTTCTTTCCCTTGGTGAAATGGCTAATGCTCTCATAACTGCCTCCTGGTTTGTTAAAAAAAGCCGCCAAACGGCGGCCATCAAAAGGTATGCGCGGACTGCTCATTAAAGAGCCGGGAACCAGGACCCGTCCGCGCTCAATTCCCTGGTTTCAAGAATCCTACAAAAAGCTCAGAAAGATTGCGTTGGCGTCTACACCGGAAGGGGCTGCCGCCGCCCACGTTACGTCATATTTATAAATTCCGCTGTCAATGGATTTGGGCGCGGCTGTATAACGGATTTCCGGGATCCTGACTGCAACGGCATTTCCAGACACGCTCTTTACGGCTGCCAGTTTAAGCACGGCAGGCGTATCCGCCCTGAATGCAGTCTCGATATCAGTATTCTCGAACTCCAGCGAGAACGACCCTGAAATAGCCCCTTTGACCCTCGACAACTTACTGATACCGGATGTCGTAACCGCAGTGGTCTTGTAATGCTCGTTGTTGACTTCAAACGCGGCGTTACTGACCGCAAGAGTGCTGCCGCCGAGCTCAAACGCCATAAGAACAGCCACAAGCGGATCGGTGTCGTCGTATGCCGGAGTAGCGCCCAACCCGGTAGCGGCGGCCTGTGCAACCCCTGCCACCGTGTTTTTACCGGAATAGGTGAACTGAGGTTTTATGATCTCGCCTGTAGTGAAGTCCATAGTGAGCTGAGATACCTTGCAACCCGGTACATCGTATCTGTAGGTATCGCCCTGCCAGAACTTGACATAGAAGCTCGACTGCTCGTTCATCGTCGGCTGATACAGCGTTGCGGCCCTTGAGACGGTCACACCTGCTGCCGGAGCCGTTGCACATGCCGGAGATACAGTAAGGGTATCAGTCGATTTCCCTGTAACCCATGTCACGGTATATCCGTTTGTGCCGTCTTGTATTACAATGGCGTCGTCAACCGAGAAAGTAGCTCCTTCACCCGAGCCTAACTCTATGCTGGTTGTTGTACTACCTGATGCGGTCGTTCCAGTTCCCGCCACGGTTGAAACAGCCCCGACAGCCGACTCCCACAATATCGAACTCTCGGGAGCCGTCCCCGGTGTTCCACTCCCGTGCAACTCCAGAGAGGCATTGCCGCCTACGTCCATCTCCGCGCCCCTGACTCCGGGGAGGTTAAACATTGAATTCCTGATTACGTTCCGCTCCTGCACATCAGGGGCATACGACGGCACTTCCAGCCCCTCAAGCACGGCTATGGCATCTGCCGCAGCCCAATCTGTCGCAGAGCCATTCGCTATGGTGGGGTCTACCCCGTAGCCACCAGTAGCATCCTCCTTTTTTGCAGCAAACGTACTTTTACGCTCTAAAATTGACATCTCTTGTCCTCCTTCTTGGTATTTGCTCCATTAAAAAAGCCCGCATTCAGCGGGCCTTGGTTTTCATCTTTTTCTTTCTGTCTGATAGAGGTCTCGGCTCCGCCACAATCCTTGCGACGCAGGAATCAAGATGCTCCGCGTATGTTCTGCCGTCCGGTATAGTCAAGAATTCATTCAGGACTTCCGCTATCATCTTTCTGTTTCTTCCGGGGAGATAATCCTTTATCTGGGCCACAGCGCCTCCAAGATGCCCTGTGCGCCGGTAGCTCTCTATTATGCTTCTGATATGCTGTTCCAATGTAACCTCCTAATTGTCGCCTACGGGCTCCCTCGCCCTTACTGCCAACGGAAACTGGAAATAATAGCCCCCTTCGACCTGTGCATGGAGATAGAATCGCGGGTCGTAGATCGTCAGGTCTATTATCGTTTCTCCCGGTGGAAGGCTTGCCGAAAGTTCGAGATTTCTTTCTATGGCCCTGCGAACAACGAGGACATAATCCGTCTTCCTTTCCTCCGCAGACTCATCATCATCGTCGTAAAAAAGGGCCGACAGCATGAATGGATAGATCGCCATCTGCTTTTTATGGGGAAGCGTTTCGCTTGCAAGATTGACTTTGGATAGATAAAGGAATATCCCCATGCCGTCTTCGATGTAATTGAAGTTCCTCGGCATCCCTTTTCTTATATAAACGTGTTCTCCTGTTGCGGATATATCCGGTTCGTCAAAGTTTGAAGCGAGAGTTAATTGTGTGTCCGACTCCACCGACTTTACCTTGTACCACTCGGAAGAACCCTGTGCCCTGATTGCGCCTCCCTTGACCAGCAAATCCCCGAGATCGTTCCGGCTCTGCAATTCCGTACTAAAGCTCGTACCAGAACCTGTAACAATGGCCGATCCCTGGGTAAACGTCAGCGTCCCGGTAAGCGTATTTCCGAACTCGTTGAATACGTCCGCATCATTACGCAACTGCTTTATTATCGCGTCCTGGATGGTCTTTGCACTCACAACGAACCTCCGGCCTTAATGAATGCCTCAAGCTCTTTTCTATGCCGCTCGATAATAGCTTCGGATGCTCCCTTTGCCCGCATGGACTGCAAGAGATTATCAATCTTTATGCTTACCTCGCCTCTTAACTGGTCGGTCTCCAGCGCCTTGCGCTCCGATTCAGGGAGATCGAGAGCTTCAACCTGCTCTCCGCCTCCCTCACCGCCGGTAAGCACGACACGTTTTTTGCCCTGGATTGCGGCCCGCAACATGCCCTCCATGTCGCCGCGAATCAGATTTACGTCCTCCTGGTCGAGATACATGAATTTTATCCGACCGTCCTTGCCGTACTTCTTTGTCTCCAGCGGTTCGGCTTTGATATAGCCGTAGAACCCTCTCCCTTCAGAAGACGGGACATTCACAAAGACAGCGTTTGTCTTGCCGCCTTTTTTACCTCCCCAATGCACCTGTCCGGTTTCACTGTGTATCGATTCCAGATCGGCAGCGCTTAATCTGTCGGGAGACTCTGCCCCGAGATTGCCTGATGTATCGCCCGGCTTCTTTGGACTCTCACTTTCTTCCGGCCACGCAAACGAACCCTGCGGCCACATTCCTTCAAGAAAGACGCGGCACAGATCATCGTCAGCGCTCCATCGGATTGAATTATAAGTTGTCCCGGTAAAAAACCCTGGGTCGCTGCCCATTGGAAGAGGGATGTCTTTCTTAAAAAGCTGCCAGTCGCTCTGCTCGTTGACCTGAGCTCTGAATCTGGCGGCATATTTACCCTTTACCTGCCTGAAGGCGCGTTTACCTGCAAGATTATGAACATTGGCCGGGGCTATGACACTTACAAGATTGTTGATCGCCTTGCTGACTTCAGAGAGATCAGCCGCGAACTCTATTTGGATATCCACTATCCGCTCACCTTGACCGGCACTTCGACCAGTCCCTTTGCAAAATACGGGTTGATGCTTCCTGCGACCTCCAGCGCCCGGTTCCCTTCGTCAACGATCTTAGATTTTCTGTCGAGTATGCCGAACTGACAATAGAGATAATAAGTGTCGTCCTTACCGGAAAAACCCGGAATCATCATGCCTCTATCCGACATCTGGCTCGCGCCTCCGTCAATAATCAGGCACGGAACGCCGGTCTGTTCATCGTCAAATCTCTTCGTAGTCTTGTTGTACGATTTGATTGCAATCGTGTGATTACACCTGAAGAGCTTTGCGTTATATTTAAAAAAATCCCCCGCCCTTTCGTCCGGGACTAGATTGCTTACGAAATAATTGTCCGTAGAGAGAGACCCGGTTACTTCAATCAGATCCCCGTCAACAACTCCGCAGTCGGTCGGCAGCCACGCCTCGAACTCATAGCCTCCGGCCTTCAGCTTCGGCTTTATGTAGATGTAGGTCGAGATGTCGCCGGAGCTTCGTTTGATTACAGCCGCAAGACCTACGTCCTGTATGGCGGAATTAACGCTCACCTGTAATCAGCCCCTACGGTGTCGTCAACAATGCCGCTCGGCGCACTTACTGAAGTGCCGAAATAATCAGCAGCATCCATAAAAAGGTGCGCCGTGTTTCCGTCCTCCTTTGCCTTTGCGAATTCATCGTCGATACTCTTGATAGTGTCTCTCAGACCTCTTGCGACCTGCCCGAGCTTCAATCCCTCGACATCGAACTTGCCTGCACTCGACATCAGCTTTCGATCATAAAAATATCTGGTCATCATCTTGATCAGCCAGTTTTGCTTTACGGCATAGTCAGTGTCGGTTGACAACGGATTCTCAAACCCGCATTTTGCAGAAGCGTCACGGTAAGCCTCGGTAACGATAGTCGTGTCATACAAAGAATCGATGAGTTGCGCGTTTTTAAGGGCAAGCTCTTTTATCTGTGAATCACTTAAATATTCAATAGCCATGGTCGCCTACTGTTTGAAGGTATTAATCCTTGTAGCGACAAGGAGCTTTATCAATTCCGGCCTCTTCATATTGTCGGGCGAATCAACTCCGTGAACGCTATGGAGTTCGTTGATAATCTGTTTGTTGGTCAGATGCGATGGTTTGATTATCGTGTCCACCTTCTGCGATTTGTCCTTCCTGCGATTGTCTTTCTTGACAGGGGGCGTCGTTTTTTCCTTGGCAGCAGGGATATCGTTCTTTTTGACAGACTCTGGTTTGACAGGTTCGGACGGCGCTGGAGCTTCAGCATGCTGCGGGGCGTCGATATATGTAACGGCCACGACACCGTTTCGCTTTGCTCCGGTATCTGCCAGCCTCCGCAGTACGTCGTCAGGTTCAAGAGGAACCCCTTCGGCGTATGTCCGGCCATTGGCAAACAGGCCTTTTACATTTACAATTACTTTCATGGTATTCTCCTGGTTTTAAAGACGGGGAAGGGCGTATCGGCCCCTCCCCGATTGATTAGAGATTAAAGCACCGTTGCGGAAAGAACCTTGCGAGGGTCGAATTTGAACCCGAATGCTTCCCACACCCTTCTGTAAACAACCAGTCCGGGCTCGCCGCTGGTAAACACGGTCGAAGTAAGACCCCTGAAAGCGGCAGGCCTTATGGTGTTTCCCGAAACCTCTATTCCGTAGGAAGGCTGCAAGAACGACATATCGCTTTCATCAACAATGAAAGTAACCATGTTCTCCGGGTGCATTGTCGGCCTTGCCACGATTGTTGCGCCTGCGGCTATATCATTACTTATATCAGCCACAACGCTAACCCCGTCCGTCACGGTCTCAACAACGGTTTCCTCGTCCCATGAAGATGCCTGCTCGTCGTATCCGATAAGCAGCTTGTCGCCTACGTTAAGCCCGAAGGTGTCTCCGAGTCCGCCTTGTCCCAACAGTTCGATTGTGACGTTACTGGCCGCTGTCTCGGCATTGGCGGCGGTAAATTTCAGCGCGTTCCTCTTGCTGTATATCTCAATCATGGGCCATCCAAGGGCCTTGGCAGCCATTTCAGGCGTCAACAGGCCTTTGGGCACATCCCCTACGTCCATACCCTGAGTTCTGAGATAGCTGGTAAACTGTGCCTTGAACTGTGTAGTGGCCTTGAGATTGTCCCATACCTTTTTGCTCAACCTCATAATGCTCGGGAACTCGTTGCCTGCAAGCTCCAGCTCGTCCAGCCATGACTGGATATCGTCAACCGGAGTTGCGTTGGCGGCGTCCGACCAGAGGGTGCCTGCCGTCTTGGTCTTGATCGGGAACGTCAGGTTCAGATTCATTCTGGTCTGCGGGTCGTTGCTTACGAACTTGAATGCTCCTCTTGCAACAGCGCAATGGGCGACATATTCCTTCGTAAACTTTATCCTTCTCTGAGAATCCTTGATCTCCTTGCCGATATGGGCCTTGGCGTCCATCCTCAGCCTGGCGTCAGGCGATACGAGCCTTGCCAGCTCTTCGTTGGTGAATCTCTTGGCAAGCCTTGCGTGAACCGGGGCGCTCTTCCACTGGTTGTATCCGGTCTGCCCGACAATAGGCGAATTCTGTCCGTCAGCAACCATCGGTGCCATGCCGAAATGCTCTCCGGCCTCTATCCATGTAACTTCATCACCCTCAACGGGTACTTCTTTCAGCTTGCCGACATAGCGCAATCCTTTCAGCTTTGCATCGTCATCAGGGAGTTTGACACTCCCTACAAGCTGTCTCGCTTCTGAAACTGCTCCCATTTTCTTTCCTCCATCAAATTGCGGGCAATAAAAAACCCCACACCTCAAAGAGGCATGGGGTCGTCATTCACCCTGTTTTCTTCTATACGTTAAACGAATCTCACGTTGTTTAAGGCCGCCTTGAAAAAACTATCAACCTCATTGCCTGCCGAATCGACAATTTTCCCTGACCTTACAGATCCTCCAACCAAGGCGTTTGCCACAACATCGCTTCCGGCAACCGTAGTTGCTTCATCGGTTAGCAAAATACATGCCCCGCTTACTCCGTTGGCTGATGCGTGACAGGTATAATCAGCGGTTACGGCAGCAGCATTCGCCGGAGCCGTTGCAAAAACGATCTGATCAACTCCACCTGTGCCCGTACCGACCGACAATGAAACATTCTCCTGAACGTCAGCATCATAACCTTTGAGCGTAGATGCGATAACATTGCTATTTGCCAGATCAAACGTCGCGGTAGAACCGTCTCCAGTCGCAACAGCTTCGTCATTAACCGCCGTTGCGTTGGTATATTTCTGTGCCTTTCCATTGGTGGCACTATCGATAAGTGCCTGCCCTTTTACATATGTGACAGCGGAACCTCCCGCGAGAACAGCAGCAACTACCTCCCTCTCGGCGGAGCTTGCCATGATCTCGCTTATCGAAGTGCTTCCTACCGCTGCGACTCCTACTACTTCACCCATTTTCTGTTACCTCCTTATCTTAGATATTTGCAAGAACCTTTTCGTTCTCATCGGCATGCTCCGCCTTGTCTCCGAAAGGTTCATCTTTTTTCCCCTCGCCATCCCCGGCAGCTCCGCTTGTCCCGGACAGCCTGCTTTCCCAGTCCTTCACCTCCGCATCGAAAGCGGCTGTAAAGCCGTCCTTGTCCAGGGCATTGTCCTCACCAAGGAACGCGCGGTAATCAACCATACCGCCTACCTTGCTGTGCAGATTCTCGGGAATATCTGAAGCGGTCAGGATATCCTTCTTTATGGCTGAGACGAGAGACTTGTTCATCGTCTCTTCATAACAGACGATGGTTTTCTCACATTCCTTGATCTTCGCCGCCTGCTTATCGCAAACAATCCTGACTTCCGCGAATTGCTCGGAGATTGCCTCTTTCTCCTTTTTTACATCGTTCAACTCGCTGGCGGAAACATAGCCCTGACGCGCTTCCGCTTCAACAAGCTGGACAAGACCGGGATGCCCTGCCTTGAGTTCTTCTAGTGTCATTGTTTTAACCTCCTTTTTTCCTGTTTCATTGTTTATTGTTCCTGTCTCTTTATGTAAGACATCATCCAGCGCCTTTATTTCATCGACAAGGCCGCGCTCCAGCGCCTCCTTACCGTTAAACACCTTTGATTCATCCGTCATCTTTATAGCCTCGTCAACGGATATATTGCGTCCCTTTGCAATGGATTCCAGAAATATCCCGTGGAGCCCATCAATCCTTTGTTGGACGTATTGTTTGCCCTCCTGCGAGAGAGGGTCCGCGTCGTTGGCTATCCCTTTGTATTTGCCTTTATAGATGTATGTCCGCTTGACGCCCTCTTCGTCATCGTATTTGCTGTAATCATAATGTGCCGAGATAACGCCCACGGAGCCGACCATTACGGTTTCAGACGACACCACGATCCGGTCTGCGGCAGATGCTATCCAGTAGGCAGCCGAAGTACCCTGCCCATCTATATAGGCCGTAATCTCTTTTGTTCCCCTGGACGCAAATACAAGATCGGCAAATTCCTTTGTGCCGTCAACCGTCCCGCCGGGACTATCGATGTGCAAGATTATTTCATTTACAGAAGGATCTTTTATTGCTGCCTTGAAATCCCTCCCTGCGAGTTCCAGAGACGTTGCACCGGAGAACTTTGTCATCAAGTTGGCCTTTTTGAATATAGGCCCCTTTATCGGTATTGTCGCCTTACCGTCAATAACCATTGCAGCATGGCTGTAATCCATTTCCGCCACAGCACCGGCGTTTATTTCCATGCCGTGAATCTTTCTGCCCACGATAGAGTGGATTCTGTCGAGCCAGTCCGGTGTGATTGCCCAGGCACTATGCTCCATAAACTCAATCACCCCTTTCAGCATCGGAACAGCCAAAGGGTGTTTCAATGACTTCTCATATCCTTTATGCACTCTTATGCTCCTTCCTGATTAGTATTTGTCGGTATTTCATTCGTTTTTTTGCCGTACATCATCTCCTCCATGAAAGCCTCGTCCCGCTCTCTTTCCATATCGTTTATGCCCATCGACTTTGCGGCTCTCTTCTCGCTGACGCCGTGGCTGATAAGGCCTTCATGGTTGTTGCCGAGGAATGCGGACGCCTTGCCCCTCATATCGTTCTCAAATCGTACATGAGGAGTATTGACCTCCACCAGTTCGCACGGTTCAACATCGATCTCCTCAATGCTTCTCTTGATTTTACCGTTTGCGAATTCTCTTATGACTACCGGCTTCTTGAAGGATTCGGATAGATTCCCGAATTGGCTTGCAATATGAAAGCACCCTCTAAGGAGTACATATTTGACGAAATTCTTGAGCTTGTACTGCATATTTTCAATTTCCTGCTCAAGGGGAGGGCGGGAAGATTTCAGTGCGGAATGTGTCGCATTACCGGAATCACCCTGAAACATATCCTGCGGCGATCTCGCTCCGGCTCCGGCTACATTCATAATGTCCCGGTTTTCACCGTCCATCTTCTGAATATTCGGATTTTTAATGTTCACAGTTATTCCGGGCGCGGAAAACAGTTTGGCTCCGGGCGTCAGAGCGGAGGTATACCCGGCCTTGGCCTTTTCTGTGTCAGTCATGCCCTTAAACAGCAACCACGCCATCTTGCCTGCGGCAGAGTCGTCGAATTTATATTCGATTGCATACGCCGTCTGCGCCTTCTTGTGATCAAGCTGCCATTTGATAGCGTTCCAATACAGGTTCAGGGCCTCAAGGATGGCTGCAATACTGGAGGTATCCCGCTTGTATTCCATTATCCCTGTGAGGTTCTTCCAGTGGATAACAAATCTGTTATAGCCGCCGATCTTCTTGAACCTGGCCCTGTTTTTGCGGGCCTTCGAGGTTTTGAGTTTGTCTTGATCTATCTCGTCCTTGACCAGCTTTTCAAGATCAGGGTTGTAAGCAATATTGATATCCGGGATGATTTCATCTCCATCCTTGTAGTAATAAAACAATGTTTCGGTAGCATCGGTAGGATGAGTCACCAGACCTGTATTCTGATCGTCAGGGGAACCCTTGATTCGGCTCGGCTCCAGTACCCTTACCTTTATCCTGCCTTCCTCGTCGATCATTAAAAGCAGAAACAGTTCTACCTCGGCCTGCATCCTTACCATCCATCCTACAATGCGGGCGAACAACTGGTTGTGATGAGAGAACCAGAGTTCCCGGATAAACGAATTGATCTCCTGGTTACTGGAATAGACATCGAACCCTGCACCGGCGGTATAGTCGGCCTTTGAGTTCACAGACGCATTTATAGGGCCGAAAGAGCGGTACTTGTCCCAGCACTTCTTTTGTAGCTCTCTCCACTCCGGCCTCGAATCCTTTGCATCCCCGTCGGCAGTGGTCTCCTCCTCAAGAATATTCTCGGCAAAGATAACAGAACTGGCGATACCTCCCTGCCAGTTTGACGACCCGAATATCTTGAGCGTCGGATCTTCCCCTACCAGTATGTCCCATTGATCCTGAGTCATGGCGGACTTGAAATGTTCCGGTAGCGGATTATCTATATTTTCCGTTTGCATAGCTTCTCCCTTAAAAATTCGCTCTTATATACATAAGTGCAGAATTTTAAGTGACAGGAGCCGTTTTTCGCTAATATTGCTTTATTTACAAATACTTGGATGATGTGTAAAAATTAAGTCTCGTGAAGGAGGGGAGGGGAGATTACGGTGATCTCTTCAAAAGGGATGCTATCGTCTTTTTTGCGTGACGAGAATGCAGATTGCTTAAATCCGAGCAGGTTGGCTATCTCCCCCTCAGTCTTAGTTCCCGCAACTTTATGGATATTTAAAATAATATCAGAAAAGTAATATCTATTATTGACATATCAGAAAACCTGATTTATAGTGTCATAAAATCAAACATTCAATTAATGCAAACTCCTACATGAAACAAAACACAGAGCATAAAAAAATCAAACTTGGCTGCCGGCATGTCTTACAAGTGGGAGTTTGTCAAACTTCCGGCAGACAGGATAAGCCCCCCGATGAACCGCAAGGTGATTCGGGGTCGGCTTTATAATATTGTGCGGGGTGGACTGGAGAGGTTCCAGCGCAGGGTTCATACCCCTGACGACGTCGGTTCGATTCCGGCCCCCGCCACCGTTCATACAAACTTGCCCATCAGGACGGTGGGCGAGACCTGTGCATGGGTGATATGGGAAGACGACCTTCATAAATATCTGGGGCTGAAATGAGAGAGATTTTTCTGATGACAACGCTCGGTATGCTGGGATGGTTCGCTATAACCATCCTTGTTTATGCCCTGGTGTGGATGTGGAACAAAAAGGAAGCCGCAAAGACATATAGGAGAATGCTCAACGATATCAACGGCCAGCTTGAACGGATTGAGATAGAGATGAACGATTCCCTGAAAGGTCTGGATGCCGAGAAAATGTCTGCATCGATGGCTGACCTTATCGCGCTTCAAGCGAAGAATAAAAAGGACATGCACTGATGCTTAGATGGTTTACCTGCCCCGACAACAACCGGATTGAGATCAAGGACTGCCTGAAAGAAGGCGGATGCCGCATGGGAGACCGCTGCGCTACGAGGTCGTATTTGCAAATGGCATCGAGTGACAGAAAGTGGACAGGAAAGCCATCGACAACTCAATTAATACAGGGAACGATGGAAGCGTTCCTGAAAATCACTAGGGACTACGCTACATCACCTGATTCCCGCGCCTTTATGATAAATGGCACGAAGGGGCATGGAGTATTAGAACAATATGATGATGAATGCTCCTTTCTTGAAGAGAGATTCGACGGTGACAATACCGACATAACCGGCATAGCCGATGTGATCGAGATCGAAAACGGCAAGGCGATACTGGCTGACCACAAAACATCTGGTTCATTCAAGGTCGCTAAATCATTGGGGTTTCATACAGACAAGGAAGAGACTGGCGAGGTGTTTAAGAGTGGCCCGAGAAAGGGCCAGCCAAAATATCGCAACGTATTAAAAAGGGATGATTCCAAGATTGACCGGCGCGATTGGGCACTTCAGCTAAATAAATACAGGCTTGAAGCTGAAAAACGCGGCATAAAAATAGACGAGGTGAAGATCCAGGTTATCTGCCGTGATGGAGGAACCTTTATCGCCCGAAGCAGGGGTGTGTTTCGGAATGTCTACTACTTCAAAATCGAGAGAATACCGGATAATGAGGTGATTGCATATTTCGAGCGAAAGCGGAAAGCCCTGCATCAGGCCCTCAAACAGGGCTACTGGAAAGATATTTGTACGGCAGAGGAGAACTGGGACAGTCTTAAATGCCAGCGTTATTGCGACGTGGCTGAGTTCTGCAAATACGGAAAGTTTTTAAAACAGGAAAAGGAGAATGAGGATATGGCTATCAAGGGTTTGTCTGAGATAAGAAGGCTGCCGAGGCTGGGCAAGATAAGGTTGGGAATCAAGAAGAAGACCAAATCAGGCAAGGAGTATCCCGCCGAAGTAGATTACTTCATATTGGACCCTCAGACACCCTCGGAGCTTGAGAACGAGAAGTTGATAGGGGAGTTTCATACGCTCTACGGAGAACAGCCAAAGAGCATCAAGATAATGTTCCCTGTAGCGGAGAGCGACTTCTATTTCCCTCAATTCTATAAAAGATACGGCTCCGGGGCTTCCCTTAAATGCAAGGGCGACGGGGAACTTGCGTCATGCACGATGGATGAATTCGCAAAAGGACTCAAGATTAAGGGCAAGGACGAAATGGGTCTTACGAGGGTCGTATGCGATGGCAGGGACTGCATTTATTACAAGAAGAAGGAGTGCTCCGAGGTAGGTGTGCTTCAGGCCCTCCTGCCCGATCTTCCCGGAGCCGGAGTGTGGCAGATCACTACAGGGTCGTTCCATTCCATTGTCAACCTTAATTCCTGCATTGATTACATTAAAGCTGTTTGCGGCAGGGCGCACATGATTCCCCTTACGCTGGAGAGAAGGCCGCAGGAGACCACCTTTGAAGGGAGAAAGGCCACACACTACATCCTTCATATTAATATGGATTGCAGACTTTCCGATATTCAGAAGTTCGCAATGATAGAGCCTACCAAGGCATTGCTGGAGTTACCTGAACCGGAGGCCGAGAAAGAGGACATCCTTTTTCAGGAGAATGCCACCATAGAGCCTGCCGAAGATGTAGAGACCGGAAACGCCGACAAGATCAAGGCATTGAAGATGATTGAAAGAATCGCCAGATTTACCCATCTTAAAGAGGCCGACAACTGGAATATGAAGCATGGAGAAGAGATACTTACCATGCCGCAGGCCCTGCAAAAAGAAGTTTTCGCGGCCCTTAACGATAAGATACAAAGGCTTCAGGACAGCGCCGGGATACCACCCGTGGAAGAACCGCCGCTGCCGGAAGATACCGGGGAGGCTATTAAACCTCAACAGATCAAGGCAATCAAGACGTTGTTAAAGAAGGTAGGCCCCCAGGCTGAGGATGAATATATTGACTGGATTCGCGTCAACTGCAAGATGGATATAGATTCTCTTGACTGCATGACGATGGCGCAAGCAGGCGAAGTTATAGAAACCATTCAAAACAGAAAGGAGAGATAGGATGAACCAGGCTGTAACATACGATATTACCGATGTGGCGTTAAAGAAGCTGGAGAAGAAATACTCCACGGTGCCTGATGTGACCACGAAAGATGGATACGAAACGGCAAGGACAGGTATTGCCGAGATCAGGACGTTGAGGACCAGCGTTGAAAAGAAACGCAAGGAGCTTAAAGCCGATGCTCTGAAATACGGCAGGAAGGTTGACGCCGAGGCCAGCAGGATTACCGAAATACTTTTGTCCATCGAGGAGCCTTTAAAAATAGCCAAAACCGAAATCGACGAAGCCCGTGAAAGGGAGAGGGAGGCCAAACGAAAGGCCGAAGAGGACAGACGCGCCGGGATACTGGCAAGGATAGAGGGAATAAGAGCTGCCATTCCTGCCGCTGTGAATATGGACTCCGAGACGATATCTGGACAGATTGAACTGGTAGAGAGGATTGAGATTACGGACGAACTCTTTCAGGAATATTTCGATCTGGGCGGCACGGCCAAGGCAGAGACTATCTCCGAACTCAAAGACCTTCACACCAAGGCGCTCGAAAGAGAAGAGGCCGACAGGAAAAGGGCGGAGGAAGACGCGAGGCTTGCAGAGGAGCGTGCGGAGATCGAGGCGGAAAAGGAAAAGCTCCGGCTCGAACGGGAAGAGGTTGAACGGAGAGAGCGTAGAGCCGAGGAGGAGAAACAAAGAAAGGAAAAGGAAGAGGGAAGGAAGCGGCTTGAACAGGAGCAGGCAAAGCGGCGCAAGGAGAAAGAGAAGGCTGATATCGAGCTTCAGCAAGCAAGAAGGAATGAGGCGTTTGATGCCATTAAAGATATCGTTCAAGATGGCTCTGTTACCGAGGCGTTGCTTGACGCAATAGAGGCCCGGAACATCCCTTACGTTACGTTTAATTCGGAGGAAACATGGGAGCGGTAAACAAGGTGATCCTCATTGGAAACCTGGGGAAAGACCCGGAGGTAAGGTTTACAAAAAACGGGCAGGCAGTAGCGTCGTTCAGTGTTGCCACCACTGAAAAGTGGACAAACAAGGACGGCGAGAAGGAAGAAAAAACGGAATGGCATAATGTCTCTGCATGGGGCAAGCTTGGGGAAATCTGCGGTGAATATCTCTCCAAGGGCCAGCAGGTTTATCTTGAGGGCAGATTACAGACAAGAGAGTGGGAAGACAAGGAAGGCAATAAACGCCAGAGGACGGAAGTAGTGGCTCATCAGATGGTAATGCTGGGGCAGAAAGGTTCCGGGCGGTCTGCGGAGGCGTCTGAGCCGCCTGTAGATGATGACGATATACCTTTTTAACCAGAAGGAGGACGACATGATGTTTAGTCTGGGACAAGTGATTATATTCTGCGGGATGAGCGCTATCCTGGGTTTTCTGGCCGCAGCCATACTTTCAATCAGGTGATTTCAGGGAGGATTTGTGGACAAGACTGAATTAAAGGAATTGATTGCCGGGCTCATCGACAGGGTGCAAGAAATGGATGAGATAGATTCCATAATAGATAAGGTGATCGGCTATACGCCTGATTCCAGGCTTGGGACCGTTATCTACAACATGATCGATGCACAGGTAGAACTTATTGAGCGACTGGCAGGCTGTAAAGATAATCTATTGTCATGGTTTATATGGGAGAACGATTGCGGGGAAAGAGGGCTTGAAGCGGGCATAATTGGCGATATGAGGGAGATAAGAACCGTTGACGACCTGATATGGGTATTGGAAATTACGGGGGAGTGAATTGTGGCAAGACCTCAAAAACAGACAGTAGATTATTTCCCACATAGCTGTAAACACGGAAAGACCATGTTTATCCTTGAACAGAGATATGGGAATAATGGCTATGCCTTCTGGTTTAAGCTTCTCGAATTACTTGGTACTACGGACGGGCATTATATCGATTGTAATGATCCTTGCCAATGGGAATACTTACTCTCAGTCACCCGCCTTGACGATAATACATGCCATGAAATTCTCGATCTTCTGGGTAGATTAAATGCCATCGATAACGACATCTGGAAAGAGAAGAAAATTATAAGAACTATAGTATCGGGGGAAAAATAGAATGTCGAGAAGGAGATGTATCACAACAAATATTTCCATAGACAAGCATTTTAACCGGCTTGGGACAGACTACGGTGATTTTGCGGCGTTGTTTTATATGATGCTTATACCTCACTTTGACGATTACGGAGAGATCACCGGAGACAGAGAGGAATTGTTGTTTCAAGTCATTCCCGGCATGAGAAATAAAACTGTCAACGATGTTGACTCAGCTATAGAAGCTATTAAAGCTACCGGATTAATTGAAGAATTTATCGATGATAATGATAAGCCGGTCATCATGGTCTCCCTGGATTCCTTCTATAAATATCAGACCAATATCAATAAAGAGAAGAGAGAAGAGGCATACAAAAGATATGAATTAAGGGTGGAAGCGCAGAACAGCGCAGAACAGCGCAGAACAGCGCAAAACAGCGCAAAACAGCGCAGAACAGCGCAAAACAGCGCAGAACAGCAAGAAACACCAAGAAAGGCCGCTTCACTTTCACCTTCACTTTCACTTTCACCTTCACTTTCACCTTCACCTTCACCTTCACTTTCACTTTCACCTTCACTTTCACCTAAAGAAGAAAAAAGAAAAAAAGAAAAAAAGAAAAAAGAAAAATTCGTCTCCGACGGTGTGTGTCGGAAAGAACAGGTTTTCGAGGAATCCTTCTGGCCTGCATATCCAGCAAGGAACGGGAAAAGACTGTTGAAGCAAGAAGCTAAATCGTTTTTTTTGAAGGAAATCAAGGATGAGGATATTCCTGTGGTTTTGCAGGCAGCGAGAAACTATGCAGATTCTAAGGCTGTGCAGGACGGAATCGGAATAAAAGACGCCATCAGGTTTCTGAGAAAAGAATATTGGCGAGACTGGATAGAACCCGAGGAAAGACCGCCAAAACAAAAGAGGAGGACAGACGATGAGAGAGTACGTGTTTTGTTCGGGAATCAAGAAACTTGAAGCTGCGTTCAGGAACGGGAAGGAATTAAACGACGAGACGATGAAGGTTTATTGGGACATGCTGGAAGATAAATTCAGCGACGATGAATTCAACAGGGCTGTTGTGGAGATTATCTCAACCGAGATTTATTTCCCCGTTATTGCTGTCTTCCTGAAGCATTCAGCGAAGAAGTTTCCACCTGGACATGCGTTGGCCGGAGGGTATTTGTGATCAGTGTGCCGGAAATAGCAAGGCGTCTGGCTGAACGAGCCGAAGATGTGGCAAGGATGCTCTTACCGTCAGGATATTCGTCTGGAGGGGAATGGTGCGTAGGCTCAGTGCAAGGCGAATCCGGCAAATCCTGCAAGGTGCATCTTGCAGGGGAAAAGGCTGGAGTGTGGGCCGATTTCAGTACCGGAGAAAAAGGGGACCTTCTCGATCTTTGGTCTGCGGCAAAAGGCGTCTCGTTGACGGAAGCCATCAGGGAGGCCAAGTCGTATCTCGGTATCAGTCCTCCCATTTTCGAGGGTCGGCAGGCAAAGCAATACCGCCGTCCGTCACGTCCTGCTACAGCAAAGTCGATAACCGGGCAATCAGGGGTCATGGAATATCTGACCGTGACGAGAAAGCTTTGTCAGGATTCGATCAAGGCCTATCAGGTGGCGGAATGTGACTCTGTAGGCCCGTGGGTGCAGTGGAAGAACCAAAAGCCGTGGATGGGTCCCTGGGTCGTCTTCCCGTACAAGCGGGATAACGAGCTTATAGCGCTCAAATATCTGCATCTTGAGAGAGACAAAAAGGGGAAGAAGCAGACGCTTGTGGAGGCTGATTGCGAGCCCTGTTTGTTCGGCTGGCAGGCCATTAATCCCAATGCTCGGGAGGTTGCGCTTGTAGAAGGCGAACTTGATGCTCTTTCGCTTTATCAGTACGGCTATCCAGCCCTGTCTGTGCCGTTCGGAGGGGGGAGGGGAGACAAGCAGAAGTGGGTCGAGTTTGAATGGGAGTACATGGAGAGATTCGAGATTATTTATCTCTGCATGGATAAGGACGGAGCGGGCATGGAGGCCACAGATGAGCTTGTAAACAGGCTGGGCCGACATCGATGCAGGGTAGTTATCTTGCCCCACAAGGATGCCAACGAATGTTTGCAGAAAGATGTCGCCAAGGACGAGATTGATCAATGTTTCCGCGAGGCCGTAACCCTCGATCCTGAAGAATTGAAATCGGCGGCGGTCTACGAAGACGATGTGATTAAGGAATTTTATCCTGAAAACAGCATCCAGTTGGGATTTCATTTGCCGTGGGAAAGGGCGTTTAATAGGATCTTTTTCAGGTATTCCGAATTGTCGATCTGGACGGGATGGAACGGTGGAGGGAAGAGCCAACTTTTAGGCCAGGTTATGATCGCCGCAACCATGCAGGGAGAAAAGGTCTGTATTGCTTCGTTCGAGATGAAGCCCAGGAAAACGCTGAAGAGAATCGTGAGGCAGATTACAGATTCCAGACAGCCGGAACGCGGCACTATTTCTTCATGCCACAAATGGTTTCAAGATAAATTCTGGATATTTGATCTGAGGGGAACCGCGAAGGTTGACAGGATGTTTGAGGTTTTTCGTTACGCCTATCATCGCTACGGGATTAAGCAGTTCGTGATAGACAGTTTGATGAAATGCGGAATAGGCGAGGAGGATTACGGAAGGCAGAAAGCGTTTGTCGAGCAGCTTACCGATTTCGAGCACGAGATCGAGGGACACGTTCATCTTGTCGCCCACTCGCGCAAGGGCCTTAACGAAGAACAGGTAGTCGGAAAGCTCGACATCAAGGGGACGGGAGCAATATCTGACCTGGCTGATAATGTCTTCTCTATCTGGCGTAACAAGCGCAAGGAAACCGACCTCTCCCGGATAGAAAGCGGCGAACTCAGCGAAGACAGCAAGGCCGATCTTTTAATGCAGCCGGATGCCCTGTTGATATGCGACAAGCAAAGAGACGGGGAATGGGAGGGACGAATAGGCCTGTATTTCGATAAGTCGTCTCTCAGGTATTACGATAACCCTGAGAAGACCGCACTTAAATATCACGATATAGATCTGGATGAAGACGAAGAATACTGGAGCAATTGTTGAGCGATCTGGCGGCATATTTTAACGAGGCATGCAGGGAACTTTCAGGGAAGATGAAGCCGGGAGCATATGCAAAGCTCAAAGAGGCTTTTCCTGATAATCTACGCAGGCTTGAGGCCGAGCTTGAGGGGCAGTGGGACAAGGCGGGGATAGACAGATACTTGAAAAGGATGATAGACGGCTTCAGGAAGATAGGAGAGTGTAATAATTGATATTGCGCGTTTACGCATAGGTGACAAG